GTGAAAAATTTATCCCCCCGCAAAGAATCACCAGACGGCAGTGATCTTGAAACGGGGGGAATTTTGGCTTCGAAGCGTCCGCCGGGTCTCGCTGCCCGCGGTGCTCGGCTCTGGCGGGAGATGACGGCTTCTGGCTCTCTGACTCCGGCGCACTTGGTGCTGTTGGAGGAGGCTTGCCGTCTCGCTGACCGGCTCGATTGGCTCAACGCGATTATTGCGCGTGCCTGTTCGCCGAGCAAGGCGGATGACGGAGATGGCGAGGGTGAATCTCCCGCGATCGGGCCGCTTCTCGCTGAGGCTCGGCAGCAGCAGACGGCTCTTCGGGGCCTTGTGGCGGAGATTCGGCAGGCTCAGAAGGCTTCGGCGGCTCCTGGGGACAAGCCGGCGGCGAAGGCGGGGGGTTCTGGTGTCTCGGACCTCACGGCGCGAATCGCTGAAAGGAAGCGCCAGGCCGAGGGTTGAGTTGGCGCCCCCCTACGAGTACACGCTCGGCCCCGAGGCATGTGAGCTGGCGAAGCGTGCTGGACTTACCGCGGATCCTTGGCAGGCGGACGCGGTCAACCTGATGCTGGCATGCCGGAGCGACGGCAAGTGGGCGTGCTACGAGTACGGCGAGATCGTGGCCCGACAGAACGGCAAGGGATCGATTCTGGAGATCCGCGCGCTCGCCGGCTTCCTGCTACTGGGCGAGTCATTGGTCATGTGGAGCGCCCACGAATACAAGACCAGCATGGAGGCTTTCCGGCGGTGTCGGACGTTGTTGCGGCGGCTTGGCAAGCAGGTGAATCCGAACAACGAGAACTTGTGGGATATCGATGGTGTCCTCGTCAAGTTCATCAACACGAACGGTGAGGAAGGCTTCGAGAGGCTCGACACTGAGGCCCGCATCAAGTTCGTGGCCCGCAGCAAGGGTTCGGGCCGGGGCTTCTCGGGTGACCTGGTCATCATCGACGAGAGTTTCGCGTTCACGGCGGAGCAGCAGGATGCGCTGATGCCGGCGATGGCGGCCCGTCCGAACGCTCAGATCATCTACACGTCGTCGCCGCCGCTGAATGGCGAGTCCGGCGAGGTCATGTTCAACCTGAAGCGTCGCGCGGACGCGGGCGGCGATGACAGCCTCGGCTGGCGGGACTGGGGCGTCGCGGGCGATCTGGACCACCTTGACGACATCGATCTCGACGATCGCAGGTTGTGGGCGGCGTCGAATCCGGCGCTGGGGATGCGGCTGACGGAGGAGACGATCCTGCGCGAGCGCCGCTCGATGGGTAGTGCCGGGTTCGCTCGCGAGCGGCTGTGTATCTGGCCGAAGATCTCGCAGGGCAACGCGGTCATCGACCCGGCGGCCTGGGTGGCCCTGGCGGATGCGTCGTCGGAGCGGGACCGCGAGCACGGCGTGGCGATCGGTATCGACGTCTCTCCGCTGCGGGACTACACGGCGGTGTGCGTGTACGGGGTGCGGGCGGATGGGCTGGGGCATACGCAGCTGGCTGACTACCGACCAGGCACGAAGTGGCTCCTGCCGCGGCTGATCGAGCTGCGGGAGGCTCTGGGGCCGATCTCGATCGCGATGGGGCGCGGGACGTTCGCGTTCTTGGAGACGCTCCTCGACCAGCACGACTTCCACCGGCCGGAGGATCCCGAATCTCCGCAGCCGGGTGATCTGGCGGTGACGAACGCGGTGGACATGGCGGCCGCGGCCGGCCAGCTGCTGGAGGCGGTACGCGAGGAGTCCTTCCGTGTTGTGCCGAACCGCCACCTGGACGTAGCGGTGGCCGCGGCGAAGACCAGGTCCACGGGCGAGACGATCGCCTGGACGACGAAGGGCGTGGAAGGCGACATCAGCCCATTGGTGGCGATGACCCTGGCGCGCTGGAGCTACGTGACCCGCTCGCACCTGCTTGAGGGCCATCGGTACGACGTTCTGCAGTCGGTCTTTTAGGGGGCATGATGGATTTCGGGCGGTGGTTCCGCCGAGCCCCGAAGCGGCAGATGTCGGACGACGGCGGTCCGGTCCTCGTCGGCGATGTGTGGATGGATGCGCGCGGCCGGCCAGCAAGCAGCTGGCGGGCGACGGCGCGGGCTACATGGGGGCGGCGTCTCGGCCTCGCGGCGCGCGGTTTCCGGGCGGCTGGCGCGTGGCTTGTCGGGGTCGAATCCCGTGGCGCGGTGGAGAAGCGTTCCATCACTTCTGTGCCTTGGGGGAACGGCGGTGTCGGCAGCGGGTCATCCGTCACTGTCGATCGGGCGCTGCGTCTGGCGCCTGTGTACGCGGCGGGGCGGATCTTGGCGTCGAACCTTGCGGCGGCGCCGCTGCGCCAGTATCGGGAGACCGGCGACGGCGTGCAGCGGCTGCCGCTGTCGAGTCTGTTCGCGAATCCGTCGTCGCAGGGGAACCTCAACGACTGGATCTGGCGGGCCGTGCTGAGCATGGTGTACCGGGGTAACGCCGTCGGCTACATCACGGCCCGGGACTATCTGGGTTATCCGACGATGGTCGAGTGGCTGCCGATGGACTGGGTGCAGGTTCTCGACTCGATGCCGTCGGGCGAGGGCTCGTTCGTCAATCCGATCTGGTACATCCTCGGCAACCGCGTCGACCCGACCGACCTCGTGCATATCCCGTGGTTCACCCTGCCGGGCAAGATCCTCGGCCTCAGCCCCATTGGGGCTTTCGCCAGCATGGCGACAACGAACCTGGCGGCGCAGGACTACATGGAGGCCTGGCACAGCACGGGCGGCGTCCCGCCGGGCACCTTCAAGAACACCACGCAGACGGTGGACCAGGCGGACGCTGCAGTCATCAAGGCGCGCCTGATGGAGGCAATCCGGACCCGGCAGCCGATCGTGTACGGCAAGGACTGGGACTACAGCCCGATCACCGTGCCGGCGTATGAGGCTTCGTTCATCTCGACGCTGAAGCTCGGTGCGACGCAGCTCGCAGCGATCTACGGGGTACCGCCAGAGCTGATCGGCGGCGAGACCGGCGGGTCGATGTCGTACAGCTCGCCCGAGCAGCGCGAGATCGAGCTGATCCAGCTGACGCTGCTGCCGTGGATGAGCAAGCTCGAATCGCACCTGAGCATGCTGACGCCGCGTGGGCAGTGCGTGAAGTTCGACGCCGACTCACTGATCCGCCTGGACCCGCTGACCCGATGGACGATCTGGGAGAAGGCGCGCCTGATCGGCGGCATGAACGCCGATGAGATCCGCAACAAGGAGAACTTGCCGCCGCTGCCGGACGGCCAGGGCCAGGACTACACGCCGCTGCCGATCCTGTCCGGACAGCAGATATCGACTCCGGCGATCCGCGGCAACCCCGAGGATGACGCCCGTCTGCGGTTGATCCGGGGGAGTGATCAGAACCATGGCTAACCGCGAAACCACCACGCCAACCGCCACAGGAGGCAACACCGTGGAGATCGAGCGCCGGTACACCTCCGGCGATACAGGCAAGGCAGAGCTGCGCGCCGACAACGGCATGAAGCGCATCGGCGGGTACGCGTCCGTCTTCAACCGGCAGTCTCGCAATCTGGGAGGGTTCGTCGAGGTCGTCGACCCGATCGCCTTCAACCAGTCCCGCGGGGACGGCTGGCCCGAGGTGATCGCCCGCTACAACCACGACGACAACCAGTTGCTCGGCACGACGGCGGCTGGCACGCTCCGGATGAGCATCGACCAGTACGGCCTCTCGTATGACGTGCTGCCGCCCGCAGCGATGGGCCACGTCGTGGAGCTGGTGGAGCGTGGCGACGTCCGCAAGAGCTCGTTCGCGTTCCGCACGGTCTCCGACGACTGGGGGACGACCGAGCAGGGCTACCCGCTGCGCCGCCTGACGGGCGTGCAGCTGGTCGACGTGGCACCGGTCAACACCCCGGCCTACCCGGACAGCACGGCTGGTCTGCGGTCGCTGGCGCAGAAGTTCGAGGCGGACCTGGAAGAGGTTCGCTCGATGGCGCAGGCCGACGAGCTGCGGAAGTTCTTCGTCCGCACGGACGGACCGCAGCCGAAGAAGGCCGCCAGGCGCGGCATGTTCGGGCCGGCCGCCGCCGCGGCGCTCCTGGCCCGGCGCGAAGACCCCTACGTCTGAGCCTTCGGGCTCCACAGACGACAGCACCAAGACCCCCTTCCTGGGGGCGGCACGACCGTCCTGGACCGCGTAACCGCACCGCCACGGCGTCGACTTGGGTAGCTCCCGGTCGGTGTCCGCTCTGGGTGCGGCGAAGCACACATGGGACGGCGTGTGACACGGAGAGGGATCAGCGGACCGCCGGTTGCGCAAAGGCGCCGGCTTCGGCACCCCGTGGGGTGCGGGACCGCGAGGGCTCCCGGTTGAGATCGAATTCGATCGGACGGGAGTCCATTCATGTCTGACATGGTTCAGAAGCTGCGTGAGCGGCGCGCCAACGTCTGGGAGCAGATGAAGGCGCTCGCCGACAAGGCGGCCGAGGAGAACCGCGCTTTCGCCGCGGAGGAGCAGGGCAGCTGGGACGCGATGACGGACGAGCTCGACAAGCTCGACGCTCGCATCAAGAGCGCGATCGACACGGCGCAGCGCGCCAAGGACGCCGACGACGCCTTCAACCGGCTGTCCGGCGGAGGCGGACAGGGCGGTCAGGGCGCCGGCCAGCGCGGATCCGGTCCGCAGGTGCCGGAGGGCCAGCAGGCCTCGGAGCTGCGCAACTGGATGCGCGGCGAGGGCCCCCGCTTCTTCGAGGTCAAGCCGGCCGGCCCGCTCGACGTCCGTAGCCTGGTCAAGGGCACGGCGGCGGCAGGCGGCAACACGGTGCCCACCTCCTTCTACGACCGGCTGGTCGCGCACCTGATCCAGACCAGCGCGATCCTGCAGTCCGGGGCAACGATCCTCAACACCGACTCCGGTGAGACGATCCAGATCCCCAAGACGACCGCCCACTCGACTGCGTCGATCGTCACCGAAGGCAACACGATCGGCACCAGCGAGCCGACGTTCGGCCAGGTCCCGCTCAACGCCTTCAAGTACGGCGCGCTCATCCAGGTCTCCCGCGAGCTCCTGGACGACACCGGCGTCGACCTGGAGGGCTACCTTGCCATGCAGGCAGGACGCGCCCTCGGCAACGCGTTCGGTGCGCACGCCATCACCGGCACCGGCACCGGGCAGCCGCGCGGTGTTGTCACCGACGCGACCACCGGCGTCACCGGCGGCACGGGTGTGGCGGGCGCGTTCAGCTCGGACAACCTCATCGACCTGTTCTTCTCCGTCATCGCCCCGTACCGACGTTCGGACGCCGCGGTGTGGATGATGGCGGATAGTTCGATCGCCAACGCGCGGAAGCTGAAGGACACGACCGGCCAGTACATCTGGCAGCCCGGTCTCGTGTCGGGCGTGCCGGACACCATCCTCGGCAAGCCGGTTCTGACCGAGCCCAACGTCTCGGCGGTGGGCCTGACCAACAAGAGCGTGATCTTCGGCGACATGTCGCAGTACTTCGTGCGGCTCGCCGGAGGCATCCGCTTCGAGCGGTCCGACGACTACGCCTTCAACTCCGACCTCGTCACCTTCCGCGCCCTGATGCGCGCGGACGGCGCCCTGGTGGACCTCACGGGAGCCGTGAAGACGTTCTCAGGTGGGGCATCCTGACCCGTCGCAGTTCCCGGCCGGAGGCGGCACAGACCGCCTCCGGCCTTCCATCCCGACATCCCTGGGAGATGCCATGGCCAAGGGCCAGCAAGTCCTCGCCTCCGACCTGTCCCTCGCCGTCAGCTCGTCTCTGGCGGCCCTGACGAGCGCCACGGGCACGCCCGCCGGAGGCACGGTCGACGTCACTGCGACGCCGACGCAGGCCTCGATCAACAACAACTTCGCGACCATCGTCCAGCGCCTCAACGCCATCACGGCGGCGCTGAAGGACGCCGGGATCCTCGCCTGACGGAGGAAGCATGAAGATCCGCATGAAGACCGCCGTGTCCGGCTCGAGGAACGGGGAGCTGTGGCCGCCTCGTGGCGGCACGCTGGAGGTGCCCGATGACGAGGCTGCCGCTCTGTGCTCGAACGGCATGGCCGAGCCTGTCGCCGCGGACGAGGTCGAGAAGGCGGTGCCCGAGGACGACTCGGAGAAGCGCGTTCTGACGAAGGAGTCCGCCGCGGCGGTGACGCCCAGCGGTGACGAGAAGGAGGAGCCGGCACCGGCTCCGGCCAAGAAGACGACGGCGAAGCGGACCGCCCCCAAGGCGCAGGCCGAGGGCAAGTAGTCGTGGACGCCCAGGTGTTCGTCCTGACCGTGGAGGCGTCAGGCGAGGTCACGCCTGCACCGCAGCCGGAGGCCGAGGAGCTCTCCGAGGGGGAGGAGCCGACCGATGGCTGAGGGGCTGAGCACCACGCTGGTCAGTAACTGGCTGAACACCCTGCGCGCGGCCGGAGCCGCGTTCGGGCCGGTCGCCGGCACCTTCGTGCAGCTGCACACCGCGAACCCGGGTGCCGCCGGGACGACGGCGGTGTCGGCCGGGTCCGCGACCCGTGTCGCGGCCACGTTCAACGCGTCGTCCGCAGGCTCAGCGCTCGCCCTGTCGGGCAGCGTCGGCCCGTGGACGAACGGCGGCACCAGCGAGACCCTCACGGACATCTCGGTGTGGACTGCGAGCTCGGGCGGCACCTTCCTGTTCTCCGTCGCGCTGTCCGCGTCGAAGGCCTGGGCGTCTGGCGACACGTTCACCCTGAACACGCTCGGGGTGTCGCTCGGGGCGCAGGCGGCGTGACGCCCTGACAGGGAGGTCGCCGTGGCGAGCTTCACCGACGACTTCAACCGAGCCGACAGTACGAACCTCGGCGCCGGATGGGTTGAGGTGTCGGGGGACTGGTCGATCGTCTCGAACCAACTCTCGTCCGGGTCAACGGGCGGAACGATCATCCTGCGCGCCGCCGGGGCGATGGCCACCAGCGACAATTCCGCGCAGGTCACGGTCGCCGCCACTGCAGCTGTCAGCCACGGCGTATGGTGCCGCGGCAACAGCGACATCACCAGCGGCTACCTGTGGCGCAATGACGGCACGAGCTGGAACTTGTTCAGCGTTGTGGGTGGATCCTTCGTGTCCATCGGCAGCTTCGCCGGGGCGGCCGTTGCAGGTGACGTCGCGAAGATCTCGGCCGTCGGCACGGCGATCAAGGGTTTCGTCAACGGTATCCAACGCGTCTCGGTCACGGACACCGCCGTCGCGACCGGCACCAGCGTCGGCATCCGAGCCGAGAGCACCAGCGCGCTCCGTTTCGACAACTTCACCGCCTCGGATGCCACCACCGGCGCCACAGGCGACGCGGCACTGTCCAGTACGGCCACACTGTCCGCTACCGGGCTTCGGGCCGCTGCAGGTTCCTCCGCTCTGGCAGCAACTGCGACCCTGTCGGCGACGGGTTTGCACGCGACAGCAGGCACTGCCGCGCTGGCATCCACGGCCGGCCTGGCGGCGGCCGGCATCCGGAGCACGTCCGGAGCGGCGAGCCTCGTCACGTCGGCGTCTCTGGCTGCTGGCGGCGCAGTGGGCACCAGCGGCAACGCGGCGCTCATCGCCGCCGCGACGCTGACGGCAGGGGGCGCGGCCGGTCGCCGTCTCGACGTGGCGCTTGCCGCGTTGGCGCCCCTCACGGCGGCCGGAGCGATCGGGACCGCGTCCGGAGGCTCGGTGGTCGTCTTTGCAGGACTTCAAGCATCTGGTCAGGTCGGCGGCGCCGTGGTGCGCGGTACTGCCCGAGCTGCAGGAGGAGCAGACCCGCGGGCGCAGTGCGGAGAGTCTGCCGTATCGGCAGGGCGGCGCGGGCGGTCTGCTGTACCGATTGGGCGGCGCGGAGAGTCTGCAGTATCGACAGCGAGGGGAGGGGCTCTGTGATCGACCTCGGAGCCGTATATCAGACAGCCGTCGACATCACCGACGCGTCCGGCACTCCCACGAACCCGGCTTCCGCCACGCTCACGATCACCCTTCCGGACGGGACGACGGTCAGCCCCGCCGTACCGACGCCGACAACCACCGGGCAGGTACGCGTCGACTACGTGACCGCCCAGGCCGGTCGGCATGCGTGGCGGCTCGTCACCTCCGGTCCGACGACCGCGTATACGGACGTCTTTGATGTGCGGCCTGCGTCGCCGGGCGGCATCGTGTCGCTGGCGGACGTGCGCGCCCAGCTGAACATGGGACCGACGGAGACCGCCGACGATGAGGAGCTGCGCGGTTTCATCGGGGCGGCGACGGGCGTGGTGGAGCAGGCGCTCGGCCGGGTTGTGGTTCGGCGCAGCATCGTGGAGCGGCAGCAGGTCGGCCGCGCGCGAGAGGTGCTGCTGCGGCAGGTGCCGGTGCTGTCTCTGACGTCGGTGGCCGCGGCGGACGGTTCGATGACGTGGGATCCGGCGAACATGCGGGTCGACGGTGAGACGGGCCTGGTGACGGTCACGTCTGGCGAGTTGCTCGCGGGCGCCGTGGACTTCACGTATCAGGCGGGCGAAGTCGTCGTCCCGGAGAATTACCAGCTTGCCGCGCTGATCATTGTGCAGCATCTGTGGGAGACGCAGCGCGGTGCCATGGGTGTGCAGCTCGGCGGCGATTCGGACAACTGGATGGCGGGTCGCGGATTCGCGATCCCCAGGCGTGCGCTCGAGCTGCTCGGGCCGCAGCTTCCGGGGGTGGCGTGATGGCGTGGGCGTCGAAGCTGCCGGCTGCGATCGATGGCCTGGCCGCCATCTTTGCTGCCTGGCCTGGTCTGTCCGGGGTCGACGTGCTGGATGGGCCGCCTCTGTCCCAGCAGACCTTCCGTGAGGTACTGGCGGTCGGCTGGACGGGCGGGGAAGACGAGACGGATGCCGAGTCGACGCTCCTGACGGAGGGGCTCGGCGGTAGCCCGGACCGCGAGCAGTTCACGATCCGGTGCGCGGCCGTGGTCATGCGCGGCTCGAGCGGCCTCCCGGATGTCCGCCGTCGAGCCTACGAGCTGCTAGCGGAAGCTGGCGCCGCCATCGCTGCGAACAGGACGCTGAACGGCGCCGTCATGCGGGCAATGGTGGGCTCTCACAGCCTGGCCCAGGATCTCGCGACGAAGGGCGCACAGGTCACGGTCACGTTCGAGGTGTCCTGCGACGCCTACTCCGGCGCCTGAGTGAGGCGTCTCACCTGCCCGTTGGGCCATTCATGAAGGAGATCCGCGGATGACCGCGCTCGTCACACAGGTCGTGCCCAACGTGGGTGTCGACACCTCTACCTCGCTGGTGGCCGCCACGAACGGCGACACTGCCCCATGCGGTAGCGGCACGTTCCTGCTCGTCAAGAACGCCAGCGGCTCGGCGATCACCGTCACCATCACCACCCCCGGTGTCGTCGATGGCCGCCTCGCCATCGCAGACAGCACTTCGCCGAGCATCGCTGCGACTACCGGGCTCGGCATCATCCCGCTGCCCGCCAACCTGTACGCAGACCCGACGACCGGCCTGGCGACTATCAACTACTCGGCCACGACGTCGGTAACCGTCGCGGTGGTGAGGGTCCCGTGAGCGACACCATCACGATGCGGCACCCGACGCTCCCGGAACGGCAGGAGATCGAGGTCCCGCGGGACGCGATGCCGCACTACACGGCGGCGGGCTGGCAGCAGGTGCCGCAGAAGGAGCTGGACGAGCGGGCCGCCGCCAAGGCGAAGGCGGACGCCGAAGCCGCAGAGGCCGCCGACGAGTCGCCCGCCCCCACAGACCAGCCGGAGCAGTCGGAGCCGGCGGAACCCACCCCCGACAGGCCGGCGCGGTTGCGCGCCAAGGCGCACGAGAAGAAGGGCGAGTAACCGATGCCTGCCACCCCGATCTCTGCAACGACCCGGTACATCCCGCCGGGTACGACCCGCTACTACTGGGTCGCTTCCATCTCCAACTACACCTCGCCGACCAGGGCGGAGCTGAACGCGGGATCCGACCTCACGGCTGAGGTGCAGGCCGTGAGCGGCTTCGCGACCAACTCGGACCAGCAGGACACCCCGGACCTCGGCTCTCGCTTCGTCAGCAAGATCCCTGGCCGGATCACCGCCGACGACAGCTCCATCACGCTGTACGCGTCGGCGAACTCGTCGGACGCTCGCACGCTGATGCCGCGGGACACCTCGGGCTTCATCGTCATCCTCCCGGAGGGCGACGTCACCGGGCAGAAGATGGACGTGTTCCCCGTCAAGGTCACCGGCGTTCCGAAGAGCCGCGACGTCGAGAACCCGGCGACGATGACGTTCCAGTACGCCATCACCAAGGTCCCGTCCGAGAACATCACCATCCCGTGACCATTGGACTTCGGGACAGCGGTGACCTGCGCCGGATCAGCCGCGAGCTACGCCGGATGGACGACAAGAAGCTCAAGGCGAAGTTCCGGAAGGAACTGCGCAAGGCCGCAGCGCCGCTCGTCCCGAAGGTCCGGTCGAGCATCCGCAGCATTCCCTCGAAGCAGGGCTACAGCCCGGAAGGCCTGCGCGCCGCACTGTCAAAGGCCGTCAAGCTCGAGGTGAAGACCACCGGCAAGCAGGCCGGCGTGGCGATCCGCGTCGACGGGCGGAAGATGCCCAGCCACATGAAGTCCCTGCCGTCGATGGTCGAAGGCAAGAAGCGTTGGCGTCACCCCGTCTACGGCAACCGCAATAACTGGGTCAGCCAGGAACCGCTGCCCTACTTCTACCGCGTTGTCCGCGCTGCCGGGCCGGCTTCCCGCCGGGCCGTCAACAGGGTGCTGGACGACATATCCAAAGACATCCGCTAGGAGAACCATGGCACTCAACCGTGACGCCATCCTCGGCGCCGTGGACGTTCAGACCGAGAAGGTGGACGTCCCGGAGTGGGGGGGAGGCGTCATCGTTCGCGGCCTGACCGGCGACGAGCTCGACTCTTTCCAGGGATCGATCCGGCAGTTCCGGCCGACCTTCGACGGCAAGGGCATGGAGCCCGTTCTCGTCCAGGACGGCATGCGCGCCAAGCTCCTCGTGAAGTGCCTCGTCGATGAGGCTGGGGAGCGCCTGTTCACCGACCAGGACGCGCCCGCTCTCGGAGCGAAGAACGGCTCGGTCATCGACCGCCTCTATGACGTGGCCGCCCGCCTGTCGGGCCTGTCCGAGGAGGAGAAGGCGGAGCTGGAGGGAAACTCCGAGACCGTCCCGAGCGACGGTTCTACTTCCTCCTAGCCCGCGAAGTCTTCGGCTGCTCGGTCGCCGAGATGCTCCGTCGTGTGTCGGCCCGTGAGCTCGCCGAGTGGGAGATCTTCTACCAGATCGAAGCCGAGGAACGCGAAGCCGAAGAGGCAGAGGCTGAGCGCCGCAGCCGCACCTGACCAGGACCGCCTGCTGAGCTGAGGGAGGCGTCGTGGCATCGACGGCAATCGTCTACAGTCTCATCGCCCGTGACGCGGCCAGCCGCACCTTCCACCAGGTCGGACGCGCGGCAGCGAGCACCGACAGCACGCTGGCCAAGCTGGGCCGCACAGCGAAGATCGCCGGTGAGGCGCTGGCGGTCGGTCTAGCCGCTGGCCTGGCGGAGGGCGTGAAGTCGGCGGTCGAGTTCCAGTCGGAGATGACCCGCATCTCGACGCAGGCCGGCGCCACCACGAAGGACGTCAAGCTCCTGTCGGAGCAGGTGCTGAAGCTGGGCACGACTACCCAGCAGGGCCCGCAGGCGCTCGCCGAGTCGCTGTACCACCTCAAGAGCGTCGGCATGGACAACGTCAGCGCGATGAAGGCGCTGAAGGAGGCCTCCGACCTGGCGGCGGTCGGCCACGCCAACCTGGAGGAGACCACCAACGCGCTCGCGGGCGCCTGGCGGACCGGCATCAAGGGCGCCACCTCGTTCCATGAGGCCGTCTCCACCGTGAACGCCATCATCGGCGCGGGCAACATGTCGATGGATCAGTTCAACGCGGCCATCGGCACCGGCATCCTGCCGTCGGCCAAGGAGTTCGGCCTGTCGATGAAGCAGGTCGGTGCGGCCTTGGCGCTGATGACGGACGAAGGCATAGACAGCGCGTCCGCGGCCACCCGGCTGCGGATGTCCTTCAGCCTGCTCGGAGCACCCTCTGGCGCCGCGGAGAAGCAACTTAAGAAGATCGGGCTCACCGGTCTCGACCTCGCCAAGGCCATGCGCAGCAAGGACGGCCTGATCGGGGCCATCCAAATGCTGAAGGACCACCTCGACGCATCCGGCATGTCCGCGGCTGAACAGTCGCAGCTGCTGTCGCGTGCGTTCGGTGGTGGCCGGTCCTCGAGCGGCATCCTGCTGATGCTGAACAACCTGGACGTGCTGAAGAAGAAGCAGGACCAGGTCAACAAGAGCACCGGCAAGTTCGACGACGCGGTCAAGCAGCAGAGAAAGACCGCCGAGGCTCAGTGGCACCTGCTCACCTCGAACCTCGAGGTGATGGGCGTCCGGGTCGGGGCTGTGGTGCTGCCCTACGTCACCAAGTTCGTGCAGTACCTGTCGCAGACGGCGATGCCGGCCGCCAGCCGGTTCGGCAAGGCGGTCGGCAAGCTGATCCCCTTCGAGGACATCAAGAAGCGGTTCGGCGAGACGAAGCAGCTGTTCACCGACTTCTACAAGGGCTTGTCCGGGCAGGCCGTGAAGAACGTCGCCATACCGCGGGTCGACAAGGCGCCGGTCATGTCGATGCCGACGTCGGGGGCGGCCAAGCTCGGCACCCAGATACACGACGCGATCGCGTCCGGCTTCAAGGACATCGACTGGGGAGGCTTGGGCAAGACCCTGGGCGACGGCCTCGGCTCCGCGTTCCAGTGGCTCGTCTCCCACGGCGCTGACATCTCGAAGAAGCTGGGCGAGGCCATCGGCCGGATCGACTGGGTGAATGTCGGCAAGACTCTCGGCGTCATCGCCTTGCCGCTGTCCATCGGCATCCTCGACAGCCTGCTCGACCCCATGTTCCACGCCTCGTTCTGGGAGAAGCACTGGCTGGACACCATCCTCGCGGTCATCTCGATCGTGCCGGTCGGCAAGGTGGGCGGAGTCCTGTCCAAGCTCGGCTCGAAGATTCCGTGGGGCAAGTTCGGCGAGGCCCTGTCGAAGATTCCCTGGCAGAAGCTCATCCCGTTCTCGGAGAAGCTGGGTGCAGCGCTCGGTCCGATCGTCCGCAAGGCCACGGAGTTCGTGGCCACGATCGGCCTGAAGATGGGCGAGGCGTTCGCCCGCTACTTCCCGAAGACCGCCGAGTGGTTCGGCCGCGAATTGCGCCTGCTGCCGACGCGTCTGGGTGTCATTGGCATCGAGCTGGCCCAGAAGGGCGCCCAGCTGGTTGCGAAGCTCGGGCAGGCCATCATCGATCACGTGCCGGGCATGGGTAACCGGGTCATCCGCTACATGACCAAGGTGTTCGGCCGGTTCACGCTCTACCAGATCGGCGTCAACCTGGCGAAGTCGATGCTGTCCGGCATCAACAGCGCCTTGAGCGATGTTGGATCGTGGTTGAAGAAGCACGTCGTCGACCCGGTCGTCGGCTGGGTGAAGTCCCTGCTCGGCATCCACTCGCCGTCCACCGTTTTCATTGGCATTGGTCACAACATCGTTGCGGGCCTGAAGAGCGGCATCGCCGGCGGGGCGAGCGGCATCGGTCGCTGGGTTGGATCCCACGTCGCTTCGCCCATCATTGGCCAGTTCGGCAAGGCTGGAAGCTGGCTGCGAGGCAAGGGCTCTGCGCTCGTGTCGGGCCTCAAGGCTGGCATCTACGGGGCTATGAAGGGCATCGGTGGCTGGATCAAGGGCGCCGTGGTCGACCCTGTCGTCGGGGCTGTGAAGAGGTTCTTCGGGATCAAGTCCCCGTCGCGGGTCTTCATGAGCATCGGCGGTCACCTCGTCTCCGGCCTGATCAAGGGCATGGCGAGGACGAACGGAACCGCGATCGCCCACAAGGTCTTTGGCAGCATGCCGAAGGCGCTCGCCTCGCTGGTCAAGAAGGGCCTCGTCTCGGTCGCCTCCCTCCCCGGGAGGGCACTGAAGGCGCTCGGTAACCTCGGCGGGGACATCCTGGGGCTGCTCGGTCTGGGTGGCGGCGGAGGCGGCTCTTCGGCCAACCAGAAGATCGGCGCGACGCTTGCTGCCACCCGCGGCTGGACCGGCGCCAACTGGGCTGCCCTGAAGAGCCTGTGGACCGGCGAGTCCGGCTGGAACGAGCGCGCCCTGAACAAGAGCAGCGGCGCCTACGGCATCCCGCAAGCGCTGCCCGCGTCCAAGATGGCGTCCGCCGGCTCCGACTGGAAGACCAACCCAGCTACCCAGATCAAGTGGGGTCTCAACTACATCGCCAGCCGGTACGGCAACCCGATCGGCGCCTACAGCGCGTGGCTGTCCCGCAGTCCGCACTGGTACGCCAAGGGCACCGGTGGCGCCGCACGCGGCCTCGCGTGGGTGGGCGAAAAGGGCCCCGAGTTGGTCAACTTCAAGGGCGGCGAGGACGTCCTGAGCCACCCGCACTCAATGGCGTTCGCCAAGGCCAACGGCATCAAGCTGCCCGGCTACGCATCAGGCACCCTCATGAATGCCGCCGATCGTGTCCGCCGGGACAAGCAGCGAGTGGCCGACGCCAAGGACGACCTGGCCCGCGCCAAGAGCAGGCACAAGGGTGTGGCTGCCGCCGAGAAGCGGCTCCAGGCTGCCCAGAAGGAGCTCAAGGCTGCCGAGATCTCCCTGGCCAACGCCAAGCGCAGCGCGAAGACCTCGATCGCGAACACTATCGCCACGGGCTTGCTGAAGACCCTGTCGGCCGGGACCGTGTCGGCGATCACCTCGGCGATCAAGTCGCTGACGACCAAGCTGTTGAACGCCGGCTACAACAAGACCGCTGCGTCTGTGCAGAAGAAGGGCGTCCAGCTGGAGAAACTCGCGGACAAGCGGGCCAGCGTCCAGGCGCGGATCAAGGAGGCGACGCAGTACGCCTCTGACCAGGCCGGGAACATCAAAGACTTCCTCAGCATCTCGGGGACGTCCGCGACGAGCGTCGGCGACCTCATCTCCCAGATGGGCTCCGGCCAGAAGACCGCGAGCAGCTTCGTCCAGCTGTCGAAGTCCCTGAAGGCCCGCGGCGCGTCCAAGGATCTGCTCGCGCAGCTCGCCGAGGCCGGTCCGGGCAGCCAGCTCGCGACCATCCTCGGCGACAAGGCGACGACCACCCAGGACATCGCCAAGCTCAACAAGCTGACGGCCAGCGGGAACAAGCTCGCGACCGGGTTCGGCAAGGACATGGCGAACCTGATGTACGACAGCGGCAAGGACGCCGGCAAGGGGTTCCTGTCCGGGCTGAAGGGCCAGGAGAAGGCCCTCGGCAAGCAGATGGCGAAACTGGCCAAGGACCTGGTCAAGGAGATCAAGAAGGCTCTGAAGATCAAGTCACCGTCGGGTGTCTTCCGTGACGAGGTCGGCAAGAACGTCGTGCTCGGCATGGTCCACGGCATCGACATGCACGGCCACCTCGTCGGAGCCGCAGCCCAGCGGCTCGCCGACACCGCAAGTGGAGTCTCCGTGCGCCGCCGCTACATACCGACCGCAGCCGGCGGCCGGACATCGGCAGGACATGAAGACGCGTGGGAACGGCTCGCCGCAGCCATCGAGGCCTCCGGCAATGAAGTTCACGTCCACTTCAACGACGACCGCCTTCGGGATCTCATCGACGTCCAGGTCAAACCCCGGATCAAGGCCTCAGAGGACCGGCAGGCCTTCCGTGCACGGGTGGGAAGGAGGGGCGGGTGACCATCTCGTATCAGTCGACGGGCGCTCTGGCCGACAACGCCAGCAGCATCACGCCCGCCCTGCCTGTGGGATCGGTTGCCGGGCAGCTCGCGATCTGCCAGGTCATGTCGGGACACCCGAGCGACCCGGTGCCGTCCACGCCGTCCGGATGGACTCTGGTCGGCAGCTTCTCCGGCGGCGGAGGGACCTTCGGCCTCAACGCCGGGCCGCGGCGGCACACCTGGTTCGCTCGGGAACTCGTGGGCGGGGACGTCGCGCCCACGACATCGATCCCCTCCGGGTCGGCCGGCTCCGTGATTGGCGGGCGCGTGTTCACGCTCAGCCGCACAGCCGGTACCGGCTGGCGGTGGGCTGCAACCTTCGGCGACGACCAGACCAGCAGCACCGCGTTTTCTGCCGTCTGCTCTACTGCGGTCACGTGGGCCGTCAACGACTTCGTGGTCCTCGGCTACGGCCTGAACAACCAGCTGTCTGGGGTCGGATCGGCGGGTGTCACGGCGACCGGCGTCACGTTCGACGTCGTCACCGTCCACGCCAACGACCAGGTCACGTCGGGTAATGGCGGCAGGGTTGCGATGCGGCACACCACCGTCACCGCCGGGTCGGGCACGCAGGCTCCGACCGTGACGTCCACGCTCACCGCCGCGGGTACTGGTGTCGGCTCTGTGCTGCGGGTACGGGAGGCCTCCAGCAGCGTCACCGCCAGTCCGCAGTCGGTGTTCCCGCCCAGGAACCTCGTGTCCGCAACAGGCCTCACCGGCGACGACATCACGACCGTCACCGTGTACCGGCAGGTGGGCACGGATCTCACTGCGGTCCGTGCGGCCAGCAGTGTCGACGTGACCGGGCAGGCGAGCCTGCTCCGGGTCGACGCCGAGCAACCGTTCGGTGTCAGCCTCAACTATGCCGCAGTCCTCACCGACATGTACGGCCAGCAGTGGACCGTCCTCTCCGGCGCTATCACATCCACCGTGTCCAGCGACGTCGTCTCGGATGCCATCCGCGGCGTCGGCGCCGCCGTGAAAATCGAGTCGCCACTGGGGTGGAAACGCGACCGAGACGCAACCCAGTTCAACATCAACGGCCGCATCGTCGTCGTCGGCAAGTCACGCTCGGCTAGATCCGGGACCATCACGGTCCGCACGGAGACCGACGCGGACGGAGACGCCCTCAACGAGCTGCTCGACAATGCGACAGAGGGCACGATCCTGCTGCGGCGGCAGACGTCTCTGCCGCGCCTCGACGGCACCTACGCCCTGATTGACGACCAAGAGGACCCCAACTGGTACGACACCTACCGTTGGTTCCAGCTGAACGTCGTCAAAAGCGACGACTGGCCCGGCGTGATGGAAGCCGCCGGTTTCACCTTGGCTGATATCAACGCCAACTTCAGCACGCTCCAGGACATCTCCGCGTTCTTCCCCGGCAGGCTGCTCGACATCGCCCTCTACGACTTCGGACCCTGACATGCTTGATATGTCGACAACCGCGCTCGCGGTCGTAAAGGGCAGCTACACCATGGCCCTGCGCGCCGAGTCCTGGCTCGACGGGCAACTCATCGCCGACAACATCCCCATCGCCGACGGCTCGGAGAGCCGGGACCGGTCCCTGGCGGTACCAGAGCAGGTGTCGCTCACCCTGCCCCGGCGAGATCAGGGGTACAACTGGGACCCGGGAACCGACCCCGCGCACCCGCTCGCCGCCTACGGCCAGATGCTGCGGATCGACTACGGCGTCGACGTCGGCGGCCAGATGGAGTGGGTCAACCGCGGCTGGTTCCTCATCACCGAGAGCTCCACCGACGGCGACACCGTGTCCGTCAACTGCCAGGGCCTGCTCACCCTCATCGACGAAGCCAAGCTGGTGGCCCCGTTCCAGCCCAGCTCCACCGACACGCTGGGATCCGTCATCCGGGCGCTCATCGAACCGGCGCTCACCGTGTCGTTCGACGGCGGCCTCACCGACCGGGCCGTGCCGCTCGGAATGCAGTGGGACTCCGACCGGCTCGCAGCCGTCACCGAAGTCCTCAACGCCTGGGGCGCCGAGGCGAACGTGACCTCAGACGGCTACCTGTTCGTTGAGGCGGTCTCTGACGCGGGGGCGCCCGCACTGGCCATTACCGATGACCCGGCGACCGGCACCGTCATCCGTTGGCAGGGATCCACCACCCGCGACGGCGCCTTCAACGTCGTCGTCGCCCAGGGCGAGGACGGCGCCGGCAACCAGATCCAGGGTGTCGCCTACGACGGCGACGGCCTCTCGCCCTACCGGTACGGGGGCCCTTTCAACCCGCTTCCGGTGCCCTACCCGTACCAGTCGGGCCTGCTGACCACAGTTGCCCAATGCCGTGCGGCAGCAGCCGCCCAGTTGAAGCTACTGCGACGGCAGGCATTCCGGCGGCTCGCCGTGACGATGGTCCCGCACCCGGGCCTCGTACCCGGGGACATCCTGTCGGTCACCGGCGCCGGCCTGAAGAACGCGTCCTGCGTCATCGAGTCGATGTCGCTGCCCTACTCGCCCGGCGAAATGAGCCTCACCGTCCGCGTCCTATAAGAGGGGAGGCACGGTGGCCGACTTCGCCGACACGCGAACTTCCCTCGCCGGCCTCGGGGTAGTGCGGGGCGTCGCCCAGACCTCACCGTCCTCCGGGGCCTGCCTGGTGCGGGTGTACGGCATCACCGTCACCGCGCGCGTCGCAACGGGCCTGACGGTGACCGCAGGGAATATCGTCCTCGCCGCCCGGCTGGGCAGCACCTACTACGTCATCAGCGTCATCCCGGCCGCCCCCTCGTCCACGCCGACACCGCCGACGCCGCCCGACAATCCGCAGCCGGATACGGGAGACCAGGCGCCCACTCCAAAGCCAACAACGACCACCGGGACGCTGACCTGTGTGCCGGTGGGCACGTCCTCCTACCGGGACGGCTCCTGGCGATCCGACGGCGACCCCGTCAACTCATTCGACCTCTACCAGGGGCGGTACGGCGGCTCGTCGTTCGGCCGCTCCACAGGCGTCGCCTTCTACGGCTCCAAACCGCACACGCTGAACGGCGCGACCTGCACCAAGGTCACGGTGAAGATCAAGCGGCTGAGCGCCGGTGACTTCTCAGCCCGCTCCGCCACGCTGCGGCTCGTCTCCCAGACCACCCGGCCAGGAGGAGCGCCGACCCTGAACGAGTCCACATCCGGCCCGTCGCTGAAGATCAACGACACGTCGACGTTCGCGCTGCCCACCAGTTGGGGCCAGGCGCTGATCGACGGTACCCGCGGCGGCATCGGAATCAGCATCAGCAGCGACGACCCGTACATCCACCTCGCCGGCCGCGGCTCCTGGTCCGCCGCCTTCACGCTGTCGATCTCCTGGAGGCGTACCTCGTCATGACCCAGCAAACCTCCAAGGGCATCACGTACCCGGAGTCCACAGACCACACCCGGATCTGGGAACACATGCAGACCCTCGCCACCGGCGCCGACGGGATCATCCCCGGCTCGGTCGACGTCCAGGTCTTCACCTCCTCCGGCACCTGGACCAAGCCTTCCGGGGCGATCTGGGTCGTCGTTGAGGTACAGGGCGGCGGCGGCGGCAGCGGCGGATCCGCGGCCACCACCAGCAGCCAGTCCGCATGCGCCCCCGGCGGAGGAGGAGGCGAATACGCCCGCGGGACCTTCACGGCCGCTTCGCTCGGCGCCACCGTGGCCGTCACCGTCGGCGCCGGCGGAACCGCCGGGCCCTCCGGGAACAACGCAGGCGGCAACGGCGGCACCAGCTCCTTCGGCGCCTCGATCACGGCTCTGGGCGGCAACGGCAGCTCGGGCGCCGCCGTGTCCTCCTCCGGTGTCGCCTCCACTGGTGGCGCCGACGGCGGCTCCGGCGGCTCGGGCGGCACCGTTCGCATCCCTGGCCAGGGCGGCGGCAGTGGCGTCGTCATCTCCGGCCTCGCCGTGAAATGCAACAACGGCGGCGGCGCCTTCCTCGGCCTGGGCGCCCGACCCGTTGGAACCGCGATCGGCACCACCACCGGCTTGGCCGGCGGCCAGTACGGCGGCGGCGCCTCCGGGTCATCGAACGGCCAGGGCAGCGGCTCCGGTAACTCGGCGACCGTTGGGTCCGCAGGAGCCGCTGGCGTCGTCATCGTCACCACCATCAAGGCGTAGAGGGAGAAGCTCATGTCCTACGATCCGCCCACCTCAACCAACGAGGAACCGACCTGGACCGTCTCCGCGCGGTACGGCACCGTCAGCGTCGTCACGGTCGCCACCCGGATCATCATCGAGGACGCCGCCACCGAAGCCGACGCGGACGCGGCCCTCCAAAACTTCGTCAACGTGCTTTCCACCCAGCCCGGCTACAGCAACGTCACCGGCATCAAGTCCTTTACCGCGCGCGAGACACAGCAGATGCAGCCGTCCTAGCAGCGGCCCTGAACTTCCCTGCCCCAACCCTGGGGCCTTTTTCATGCCCCGAGGAGCTTGATGCACACGCACGTCTTCACGCCGTCGGACCAGAGACTGGGCCGACACGTCCAGCACGACCCACGGTCGCTGCGGTACGCGCACGGCGTCCTGCCCGAATCGTCGATCAAGCCCGTGCAGTGGGCCCGACGCGTTCCGGTCTTCGACCAGGGGAACCTCGGCTCGTGTTGCGGCAACGCCGCGGCCGGGATCCTGGCGACGGACTCCGCGGCCGGGCCGGGCATGACCTCGGTGACGGTGAAGGGTGTCGCACGGCCGGTCGACGAGGCGCTCGCCGTGGACCTGTACAAGATGGCGACGACGCTGGACAACGTCCCGGGCTCGTACCCGCCGGACGACACCGGCAGCAGCGGTCTCGGTGTGGCGAAGGCGCTGAAGTCGTGGGGGCTCGCGTCCGGGTACACGCACGCTTTCTCGCTGGCCGCGCTCAAGTCGGCGTTGCAGTCGGGTCCGGCGATGCTTGGCACCGTCTGGCTCCAGTCGATGTTCGACCCCAAGCCCGACGGCACCCTCCCGGTCGACAAGTCCTCGGGGATGGCGGGTGGGCACGAGATCGTCGTCTCTGGCTGGGACGGCGCCCGGTTCCGTCTGGGCAACTCGTGGGGCACCTCATGGGGCGCCAGCGGGTCGTGCTGGGTGGCGGAGGCGGATATGCAGTGGCTGCTCTCCCGGCAGGGCGATGTCACCGTCCCGGCCTTGACCCGTGCGCCGCGGCCGACCCCGGGGCCGGCCGCCGATCCGGATATGGCGCTGGCGCTCGCCGCGCGCTCCTGGCTCACCGCGAAAGGCCTCTGACCATGGCCAGCCCCGTGAACAGCGTGTACCGGGAGCGCGCCCACCTTGTCGCGCACCTCGCGGCGGTCTACCCGTCGAGGATCGGCTACACCGACCCGAGCGAGCCCGAGTGGGCAGTCGTCTCGATCAGCCTGCCGACAGGCCAGGCGACTTGGCACGTGGCGCCGGACGACATGGACCTCTTCGCCCACGTCCGTACCGGCGCGGAGGAGTGGGACGGCCACACCACCGAAGAGAAGTACGCGCGCCTGGACGCGCACACCCGCGCGCTCGCGCAGAAGGAAGGCTGACCATGGTCGACCTGTGGATGCCCGGCGCCGTCCGGCACTCGCTCGGGAACACCGGCGCGATGAACGGCGGCCCCGCCCGCGCGGTGTGGCACATCACCAGCAACGCGAAGGACTGGACCTTCGCCAACGAACTCGGCTGGTTCACCGGCGGCGGCGCCTCGGTGGCCCCGCATCTGCTGTGGGATCCGTTCACCGGTCAGATAGCGCAGTTCTTCCCCGCCGACTCCCGCTCCCTGTCGCTGGAGAACGCCGGCACCGTGAAGACGAACCGGACCGGCGCCTACTGCATCCAGATCGAGACCGTCTTCACCGCAGGCGAGACCGTGAACGGCAAGCGGTACGAGACCGTCAGGGACACTCCCTGCAAGGGGCTCGACTCCATCATGTCCTGGCTGCGCAGCCTCGGCATCGCCGACGCCTGGCCTGGCGGCGCACCCACCGGGTTCACTCGCGACACGGTCTCCATGGACACCTGGCTCAAGCTGGGCGGGCACTACGGGCACAACCAGATCCCCGGCAACTCCCACGTCGACCCGGGGCCGATGCCGGACCTGTTCGCCAGCGCGCCCGCCCCGGCCAAGCCGGCCGCGCCGAAGCCGGCCTACGAGCCGTTCCCCGGCGCCTCCTTCTTCCACACGGGCCGCCGCTCGCCGATCGTCGCCGCCGTGCACAAGCGGCTCGTCGCCGAAGGCTGCGGCCGCTACAAGTCCGCTGCCAATCAGGACGTCTGGGGATCCGGCGACGTCGCCTCCTACGCCGCCTGGCAGCGCAAGCTCGGCTACAGCGGCGCCGCAGCCGACGGCATGCCCGGCAAGAGCAGCTGGGACAAGCTGCACGTTCCCAACGTCTGATCAGAGAAGAGAACACCATGACGATCTCGAAGATGTGGAAGGCCGTCGTCGCTGGCCTGGCTGCAGGTGCTGCTGCCGCCGCGACCGCGGTGCAGGACGGCACGGTCACGGCCGCCGACGGCGTCACGATCGCGCTCGCCGTCCTCGGCGCGCTCGGCGTGACGTGGGCGGTGCCGAACCGGCAGCCCGCCACGCCCGAACCGCCCCGCGGCGTCTGATCCTGCCCGGTGCGAGAGTTTTGGAGGTGGCATGGATGCCGCCCTCGTCACGGCCCTTGGCGTGATCGGCAGCGCCATCGTGGCAGGGGCGGCAGCCATGTACGGATCCAAAGTCGCAGGGCGCGCCCAGCGGGAGGGCAACGCGGTGACCGGCTTCAATAGCCTCACGGACCAGCTGCAGGAAGAGCGCAAGGAGTTGCGCACCGAGCTCGCCCAGGCGCGCTTGGAGTTGGCGACGGAGAGGGCAGAAACCTCCCGCCTGAAACTGATGGTCCAGCAGCTTGGGGGGCAGCCATGACGCGTGCCAATCAGCTGCTGGCCCGTCGCTGGCGACCGATCGCCCTCGTCGCCATCCTCCTTTTCCTCGGCGGCGCGCTCCTCCTCGTGTACGTCCGCGTCCAGGCCGAAGCACAGCGCGCCGACCAGCTGGCGGCCGAGGCGGACCTCCGCGGCAACGCCGTGTCGACGCTCGCCGGAGACGTGCGGCTGCTACGGGCCCAGGTGCGGGCCAAGGGCGGCACACCCGTCGCCCCGGACCCGTCGCGGGCCGTCAAAGATCTGCCCTCACGGGCCGCGGTGCCGGTGCCGATCCCCGGGCCGCCCGGACCCCCGGGTCCTGAAGGGCCCTCCGGGAAACCGGCGCCCACGATCACCCCTTCGCCCGGGGCGTCGGGAGCCCCCGGAGCACCGGGAGCGCCAGGCGCTACGGTCACCGGCCCACCGGGGCCGAGCGGACCTGCCGGGGCACCCGGCAGGGACGGGCACGACGGCAGCAACGGCAGCGACGGCAAGGACGGCGCTAACGGTAAGCCGCCCGCCGGCTGGACGTTCACCTACAACGGCGCCGAGTACACCTGCCGACCTGTCGATGGCTTCGACCCCGACAGCCCGCGCTACACGTGCGACTCGTCCCAGCCGAATCCTGGGAACGGGGACGGCAACGGCAGCAGTGGCGGCGGCAGCATCGGAGGCCTGCTCAGCATGGCCCTCGACCCGCGCCGCAGATACGCCTGAGGAGACCCCATGCCCCAACCGATCCCCGTACAGCCCCGCGACGACGGCGGCTGCGCCGACATCAAGTCGCTGGTCCAGCTCGGCCGCGCGGAACCGCCGCCGGTACCTCAGGCCGTGTTCGTCGAGCCGGTCTATCCGGACCTCCCCGGCGGATACGCGCCGGACGAGCCCGCGTGACGCAGCGCCCCCTCCTTCGGGAGGGGGCGCTTCGTCGTGTCAGACGGGCTGGCCATTGAAGAAGGCTTGGCCGCAGGTCTGGCAGATCTTGTCGCCGGTGTCCGAGCCTTGCCAGTACTCCTTGACGAGGCTCGGGTGATCGCACGGAGGCGAGCCCTTGGCCTCCCATTCGTTGCGCAGGCGCGCTGCTTCATCCATCTGCATGACACTGAGGGTACGTCGCTGCGAGTAACTGTCCAACTATCGATCGATTGCTGGCTAGTTGGACAGCGGACGCCCGAAACGGACATACCAACCCTCGGCGTTGTCTAAAAAGGGTGTACAGAAAGTCTCAATGTCCATGTACTAGCGACTGCCCTTTGTTGGACAATGAGTTCATGGAACCCGACTCCACAGACCTCCTCGCCCCAGTCGGAGGTGGGGGCGCCCTCATCGGCTACGCCCGCGTCAGCACCAAGGGCCAGAACCTCGACCGGCAGATCGCCGCCCTCGAAGCTGCCAACTGCCAACGGATCTTCTCCGACAAGAAGTCCGGGAAGAATGCGGAGCGCGAGGAGCTCCAGAAGGCCCTCGATTACCTCCGCCCGAATGACACCCTCGTCGTCCCGTCCCTCGACCGTCTCGGACGCTCCATCCAAGACCTCATCAACATCGTCGGCGACCTCCGACGGGAAGACATCGGCTTCCGCTCCCTGCATGAGGCTCTCGACACCACCACGCCCGGCGGCCGGCTCGTCTTCCACGTCTTCGCCGCCCTCGCCGAGTTCATCCGCGAACTCATTGTCCAGGGCACCCATGAAGGCCTTGCCGCCGCGCGAGCCCGCGGGCAGCGGCTCGGCCGGCCGCCCGCCATGACAGAGGACCAGATCCGTCATGCCCGCGCGATGCTCACCGACCCCGAGGCGTCGATCAGCTCGATTGCCAAGCTCCTCGGCGTCTCCCGGACCACCGTCTACAAGTACGTGCCCGAGCTCGCCGCGGGGCGTGCCTCCCTCGTTGCCATCGACGGGCCGAAGGGGATCGCGAAGTGACGAACGCCCCCGCAGCCGGATCGACTGCGGGGGCGTTCTGCTGTCCGCGGGGTTCAGCCCCAGGCGGTGTCGCTGTAGCCCCAGCCGGTGTCGCCCATGTTCCCTCCCTCAGGTCTGCACGGTGGCAGGCCGCCCGGCCACGGTACGCGCGCCATCCCCGCCCATGGAAGGCGGTCGTGCCACACTGACCGCAGCGCCCGTCACGCATCCCCCCGTCGTGACGGGCGCTGTCGCGGTCGGGGGCGCTCTTTCAGTCACAGGTCGGCCACAACGCCTTCACGCTGCCTGAGCTCGCGCGCATCATGCCCCCAGATGGCCAGCCGCACCCCAGGGGGACCGATGCCCAGCTATGCCGAAGTACAGAAAGCCGTCCGTGTGGAGAAGGTGCGGATCTGGCTGGGCTGGCTGTGCGGCAACGCCCTCATGCTGATCATCGCCAACGCCACGAAGGGGATCGCCGTCGTCTCGGTGGTGACGCAGATCCTGCTCGCCGTCGTCTTCCTGGCGCTCACCGTCGCCCTGTTCCGGATGACCGGCGCCCTCAACAAGCGAGCGGAGCGGGCACGCCGCGAGGTACTCGGCGACGACTACCCCGGCTGACACCTAGTCGAGGATGCCCAGCGCGGTGTCCGGCCGGCACACGTTGCATGGGCTGGTGAAGATGCGGTCCTTGGTGAGTGCCGCTCGGGCCGTCTCTGCGTCGACCGAAGCAATGGGCTTCCTGATCATGTCGCAGCCTGCCGAGTGGAGCAGTACGCCTGTCTGCGAGCCCGTCGGGCCCGAGTGGAGCGCCCGCTCCGAGATGAACCGGTCCGCTTTCCGCTGCTGTGGCGCGGGCTGCTCGTGCCGGGGCCGCTGGACGGGCTTCGAGTCGGCGGCGGCGATTGCCTGGCGGACGGCGTCGCGCTGTAGCCGCAGGTACATGCCGACGGTCTCGTGCTCAGCGACCTGCCTGTCGAGGTACGCCAGGATCGCGCGGAGGCGCGGCGGGTCGGGCGGCAAGTCGTTCACATGTTCGATTCTATGATGGCGGACGTGAACAGCAACCACGAGGGACCCGGCAGATACCACCTGCTGCTGAGCATCGACGGCCGGCCCACACAGCACGGATGGTGGGGGAGTGAGGCTGTGGCCCGCCGGAAGCTCTCCAGGTGGATCGGCGAATACGGCAGCAAGCCCGACGCTCAGATCACCCTCACCGACGAGGAGGCTGGCGAGCAGCTGGCCGTGTGGCCGGACGGCCCCGGCATTGTCAGCGGGCAATCGTAAGCTGATCGCATCCATCAGCCCGCTCTGGCTGCGAGCTGACCCCGCCCCGGCGTGATGCACCGGGGCGGGCTGCTATCCGGGAGGGACCCGTGGACGACCTGGTGCAGTTCCTGCGCGACCGGCTGGCCGACGGAATCGAGACCGCGCGCATCACCGCGAACGGCATGGTCACTGTCATGGCCGCCAAGATGAGCATCGAACCAGCACGAGTCGAGCGGCAAGCCCGCTCCACCGTCCGCGCCGCCGAGCTCAAGCAGGCACTCTTCGAAGAGACGATCCGCCCCTACCTCGGCACCGCCGGCCCCACCGGGAGGATCGCCGAGCAGCAGATCCGGCTCTTCGCCGCCATGTACGCCGACCACCGGGACTACCGCGACGAGTGGCGCCCCTAGCCTTCCGGGTGCCGGACGGCCTTCTTGAGTGCCATCTCCACCTCGTACCGGTCGAAGCCTGCCTGCTCGGCGAACGCGGTCACGGCCTGCTGCACGGCATGCGCCGTGTCGGGCGTGAGCTGCCCGGCCTGGAGCTCCTCCCAGGCGCGCTGCTCGAGGGTGATCAGATCGTCAGGGAGTTCGATTGCCACTCAGGGATCCTACGCGGCGGTCGTCATCTCCTCGCGCATCGCCGCCACCCACTCATCCCGCAGCTGCTCGTAGCGCTCCCGGGTCGGCCCCCACAGCCAGCCGCCCGTCGCCTCCATGAGGGCGTGGATGTCCGCCTGCACGACCTCAGCCGGCCGCGGCGGACCCGAGGGCGGGGGAGTGGTGGACATGCGCCGATGGTAGGCGCCAGGTCTGACAGCGGACTACGAATCGGCGCGGTCGACGACGAAGATCCCCATGCCGGTGACGGTCTGGACGAGGCCCTCGTCCTTGAGGACTTGGGTGGCCTTGCGCAGAGTGTCGCGCGCGACGCCGTAGGTCTGCTCCATCTCGACGATGGAGGGAATGCGTCGGCCGGGAGGGATCGTTCCGTCCTCGATCTGCCGCCGGATGTCGTCGGCGATCTGGCGGTACGGAGGGATCGGCCCCTCTCTGTCGATGATCATGGTAGCGGACGGTAGGCCACCGCCCCTCACGCGCCATAGCTACCCCCGGGGGTAGTAAGGGGTAGTACGGTTCACCTGGCCATGCAAAACGCCCCCGGGGAGCGTGGCCCGCCACCCCAGGGGCAGCCGACGATCGGAGCGTCGACGTGGACGAGCGTAGACCCGAACCCCAACCTGTGGCCCACCCTCGGCCAGCCGCATCCACAGCTCGCCTCAGCCCGCTCCAACAGGCCTACGCCGCGTTCGTCCGTCACGCCCTTGCCTGCACGTGCTGCCGCGATGTCGACGCCGCCCCGTGCGCTGTCGCGGAGGGGTTATGGGCGGCCTATCAGGAGCAGGCGACGGCCGCCTTTGCTCGGATGGCCGCCGAGTCGCATGGCGCAGGGTCCTGACCAGACGGTCAGGGAGTGCCGGGGTTTGTCCTAGCCAGGACTGCGCAGATGGTGAAATTTTCACACGGGGTACGCAGACCTCACACGCAACAGGCGTCCGCGTGCCGTTTCGTTGGACAACTTCCGGCAATCACTCCGGCGTTGCCTGGACGTCTGTGAATCGAAGGAGGTCGGCGATGGGTACGCCGATCACGCGCGCGATCCGTAAGAGCATGTCAAGGCTGGGGTTAGCCGTGCCGGCCTCGATCTGCTGGTAGTGGGACCGGTTCATGGCCGCCGCGAGGAAGACCTGTTCCTGGGTGAGGTTGCGGTGCTCGCGGGCCACGCGGATGCACCTGCCGATGCGGCGGCGCTCCTCGAGGAGCCATTCGTCATCGGGTAGGTCAGTTGGCACTCGACAAACGCTCTGGGCAGGATGATCATAAGTCAGCCTGGTGATAGCAGGCTTTTTATGATCATGGAGCTCGCGCGACGGGCGGTCGACCTCACAACGTAGAGAGTTTGGAAGCCCAACCCCGAGGGCTCTGCGGCCTGGCATATGCCGCAGGGCGCGCTGTAGTCTGCGAGATTCGAACGTGCGTTCGCTCGAAAGAGTGAACATCGGCGTCTACCTGCATCCATCCTGCGATGCGGAAGGTCAGACTCCATGAACGTGCCGGCCCCGTGACCGGGCGCCCCCCGTTGTGGGAGCCGGCGCGAGCGCGCCCCCGGCCGACGGGCCGGGGGCGCGTGCTCGTTGATTCGGGATTCTGGGAGACGGTTTGGGAGATGATCAAGCAGGAGGAAGCCGGATCAATACCCAGGGAACCCGGAGCAACGCGACTACAGGCCAGGTAAATACAGGCCTGACGCGGAAGACCCGCAGCGGATGCACCGTGACTCGGCGATCTACACGATCTTCGAGGGCACGAGCGAGATCCAGCGGCTCGTCATCGCGCGGACGCTGGCCGGGATGCCGATCCGCTAGGGGGTTCTAGCAGTAGGACGCGCATAGATCAATCCCATGAAGGCGGCCCTCCCGGGTGTCCGGGAGGGCCGCCTTCATGCACCCAAGACAAGATCAAGTCGGGTTTGGGAGACGAATGGGAGATCGCCTCTTGCGGGAGGGCTTCAGTGGGGGATGCGGGCCGAACTCTCGGCGATCCACGACGACCCTCAACGAGCCCTCCCACAACCGCTGGAGGTACTCGGCGATCGCCAACTCCATCGCCAGCGTCACGTGCGAGTATGTGCCCTCGACGCCCTGGAGTACATGCCCCATCCGCGCCTCAACAGCCACTCGAGGGTGATTCCCCTCGTCGAGCCAGACCTTGTGGGAATGCCTCAGCCCGTGCGGCGTCAGTCCCTCCACGCCCACAACGGGACGCACACCGGCCCGCGCCCTCGCCCCGCGAACCACACCGCGAGGCGCCCGGCCGGACACCATGGGTTGCCACGTGTCCGTGTACCAGTCCCCACCCCGCAGTAGCCGGCCACCCTTGGGGGCGGTGAACACCCACTCGCTGTCCGGCCGGGAGTCCATCAAATCCTGCAGGAGCTCGGCGAGGAACGCCGGGAGGATGAGCCCGCGACCCGAGTCGTACTTGTTGTCAATCTCGGTGAACACGCCGTCCACGTACTGGCTCTGCTGCACCGAGTGCAGCCGCGCACCCTCGCCGCGATCCTCCAGCGCCAGCTGGTCGCGGTGCACGCCGGCCAACTCCCCGATCCGCAGGCCCGTGTAGGCGGACGCGAGGACGATGGCGTACTCGTTCAGGCCTCGCATCTCCAGCGCATTGCGGGCTACCAGCAGCGCCTGCCGAGGCGTCGCGATGACCTTCTCATCCTTCAGCTTGGGCTGGTACCTGCCGCGGCGGCCCGACTTGCGAGTGGCAACAGGGTTGTCGCCCCGGAGCTTCTCCGCCACGGCGTCATCCAGCATGGTGCGGAAGACGGACATGACGCCGTCTGCGTAGTTCTTCTTCTGCCGGCTGCGCAGCCCCTTCTCCCACGTGGTGATCGCCGTTGGGGACAGATCGCCCACCGCGACGTCCCCCCACTCCGGGAGGATCTGGTTCTTCAGCCGCAGCCGGTACTCCTTGTCACTGAGCGGCCCGACGTCGATGGAGGCCAGCCACTTCTCGGCCCACTCTGCGACGGTGATCCTTCCGTCGCGAGGGTTGATGAACTGCTTGCGGCGCACGTCGACTTCGAGACCGTGGGCGTACTGCTCGGCGGCCCGCTCGGAGTAGAACGGCTGCCCATTCTCATCCCGGGAGACGGAGCCCCAACTGCCGTTGGGGAGCTTGTACCGCCCGCGGTAGCGCCATTTGCGGGCGCGCTTGTCGTAGGTGCGCTTCTCGGCGTGCGCCATTGTTCACCTCGCGGAGGCATCAGGAGGAGCCATGTCGACAACGCCGGTGGGGGAGCGGCGTGATCGGACTTGCTCATTGTTACCCGGTGATCGCCCGCAGGGCGCGGTGCACGGAGGAATGGTCGAGGCGCTGCCAGCCGACGGCATGTCGGCGCAGCACTCTCTCGAGGTGCTGCGCGCCCCGATCGGTGATCAGGGCGCGGTCGATGTAGATCGTGAAGCCGTCTTCGCTGTCGTCGAGCCAGATCTCAACGTTGCACGGCATACCGGAAACCGGCAGAACCCGCAATGACATAGGTCCCCCAAGACCACCGCGGGCGCCCCCCATTGTGGTGTCTGCATATGACACCACAGCACCGCCTGGGATGTGGAGGGATCGTGGGCAACGAAAGTGCAGAAAGTTACGACCCGTTCGCTGCCTGTGGTTCTTCGCCGTCGCGGGGGAGGTGGCGGAGCTTTCGCTCGGCCTCGCGCCAGGCAAGGAGGGCTTCCTGGATCTGCTCTGGTGTGGCGTCGGGCCGGCCGTGGACCACAACGGTCATGCGTGCACCGTCAACGCCGGGCAGCTGGATGACGGTGGAGTCGAGCAAGGGGTCGTCACTCTCCAACTCATCGACGATCCGCAGCGGCAGTTTGTCGCGCAACCTGCCCTTGGCGTCGTGTTCTTCAGTGACCGGCTTGGGTGTGGACTGGGTCGGTTCGCCGCCTCGGAGGACTGCGCTGGCCGATCCGGGGGCCCAGCCGAGGTGAGGTTCCACCTTGGCGAGACTCTGTGGCATTCGCCCGGGTCGGCGGTCCGGGTCTTCGAGGTTCTGGACGCTGCCTTCGCTGATCCCTGCCAGCTGGGCGAGATCGATCTGCCGGAGCCCGCGCGCTTCGCGCGCCGACCTGATTGCGGCCGCGAGCTTGGCCCACTGCAGTTTGGTCCGGTCCTCGGTCATGACGGCCATAATGCCGCACCGCATGGCAACGCGCACCCACTGAATCCCCCAATTGACCAGGATTGATCGGCCTTAGGGGTGCTTCTTTGTTGCCTCGTTAGCCCTTTGTTGCGCTTGCGTCCCGTGAGTGTGCCGCTGCGCGCCGCACACCTCTGGCCACGGCTTGAGCTTCGAACCCCCACGGTTCACCCAAGGAAGCCTGACTAACACCCAAGGAAACCTGAGCTAGCCGCTTGCCATTGTTGCTTCGTTGGGTCTACGTTGTGTCTCGTGAGACCAAACGGAGACGCAATGAAGGCCATCCGGACGGCACGGGGGATCGGCCTGAGGCGTCTCGCCGAAGCCATCGGCATCGACCCCGGCTACCTCTCCCGCATCGAAAACGGCAAGCAGGGAGCAGGCAAGGGGACCCTCCACCGCTACGCCGAAGAGCTCAACGTGCCCATCCAGGCCATAACGCATGAGGAGACACCCCGTGACCAGGAACGACCTGGCTCCCCCCACCCCCATTGAGCCCAGCAGCGAGACCACACTCATCCTCCGCCTCGCCGCACTGACCGAGGCAGTCGAGCGTCTGGCCGCGGCCCCCAGCGCCGCCGAGCTGGAGCTCATGGCATTCACGCCGGCCAAGGCGGCCGAGCTCCTGGGTAAGACCGAAAACTGGGTGGTCGAGTCCTGTCAGCAGGGCCGCATCCCCTTCACCTACGTCGGCAAGTCGCCGCGCCTCACCGCGGATCACATCCGGCAGATCAGGGCCAGCGGCGAGCGCCTGCCGAACAGGTACGCCAAGCCGATCGCCGCCTGACGCGGCAACAAAGAGGCCGCCCCCGTAACTCGCCAGTCCGGGAAACGGCCTCGCGATCCCCACCAGAACACACCGATGAAAGGGACCGCTGTGTCCATGATCCCACAGGACCCCGAGCACGAGATGCTCACCCCGTTCGACGAGATCGCCGGGAAGCTGCCGCACCTCACGCCGTTCCAGACCCTGTGGAACGAGGCTGAGGAGCTGCTGGCCAAGGAGCACCCGGAGGGCTACGACGTCGAGGAGATCGGCCGGATCGCCTTCGCGTGCCTGCCGGAGTCGGAGAAGCCGGCCGCCCTCGACGCCCTCTTCTACTGCTGGTGGAGCGCCCTCCAGTCGGACCGCGAGCAGCGCGCCGCCTTCGAGGCGCAGGCCGGAGGTGCGCGATGACCGAGCGCCTGACCCCCGAGCGCGAAGCCGAGTTCGCTGCAGCGGTCGCGCAGCTGGACGCCGACCGCGCGCTGAGCTTCGGCACCTGGACCGCCAGCCCGGTCACCGAGAAGAGCACGCTCCCGCCCGAGCAGGCGTTCGGGGTCGAGGACGTCGCGCGGATCGGTGGCGCCGTGCTCCGCGGCTCGGTGGGCGTCTTCGGCGACGAACACCACGCCGCCTTCACCGCGATGGCCCAGACCGCCATCCCCGAGCTCCTCGCCGAACTCGTTGCGGTCCGCGCCGAGCGTGACCAGGCGCAGGCCGAGCTGGAGAAGTACGTCGGCAAGGAGCCGACGGTCGCTGAGGAGATGGAATACCTCAGCAACTGCTTCAACGCCGTCCACGACCTGTGCGACAAGGCCGAGCAGGAAGCGAAGCGGTGGGAGCATCCCCTGCCCGTTCCTGAGTGGGTCGAGGAAGTACGTAAGGCCGCCACTGGCGAGCGCGCCAACGAGCCGTCCGACAACCGTCACCGCCTCTACATCGACGGCAAGGGCAACGGCTGGATCTCCGTCTGTTCAGACGAGGGCACCGAGTGGGTCGTCCCGGTCCACGCCGCCGCGTTCGTCGAGAAGGACGTGCGGGACGTCGCCGATGAAACCGGTTCCCTGCGCGAGATCGGCAGGTGCTGGTGATGACCGTCGACCTGTCCCGTCTGGACGTGCCGCTGCCCGTGGTCGAGGCCGACGCCTGTTTCCTGGCCGCTGCCGCCCGCGCCATCGATCCGAAGGACCAGCTGGTCTACCGGCTCGACGCGAAGCTCCTGCACCCCGCCGTGCCGCTGTCGGTCGACGCGGACTACCCCGGATGGGCCGAGCTGATCGCCGCCCGCGAGGCCGACAACCGGCGCGCCAAGGAGGCCGCTTCGTGACCAGCACGATGAAGTGGATTCGCCGCACCTACGACGTGCCCGCCCGCCACGGCATGCGGATCGAGTACGACGGCAAGCCCGCCACCATCGTCGGCGCGGGCGGCGGCTACCTCCGCTTCCGCATCGACGGCGAGAAGCGCCGCACCGTCGGCCACCCCTGCTACCTGATCGTCTACCCGGCCGTTCCCGAGTCTGCCCGGCCGCGCGGCTGGTGCAAGCACTGCGGTGAGGACCGCGCCATGACCCGCGACGACGTCATGGGCAACCACCGGTGGGGCGGCAAGGGCTGGTCCGAACCGTGCCCCGGCGGCGGCAAGCCGCCGTGGAAGCGGGTCCGCAACCTCACCCACCCCGGCGAGCAGCGGTCGGAGCCGGTCCGGTGACCGCGCCGGCCGCCGAGGTGGTCCGCCTCCGTCGCCGCTTGGGGGAGCTCGAAGCGGAGATCGCCCGGCTCACCGCCGAGAACCGCGAGCTGACCGCAGCCGAGCAGACCAGCCGCAACTTCAAGGCCAGCGTCGCCGCCGGTCACATCACTCTCAACCTCGACAACTGGGGGAACCAGTGAGCCTCACCCTCATACCCGGCCGCCGCGGTACAGGTCGGCGGCGCGCCATCGACCGGCTCACCGAGCAGAAGCGGGAACTGGCCGAGCTGCAGCAGCGGCTCGACGACGCCGACGCGCTGATCTTGCGGCAGGCCACCCAGCTCGCCGAGCGGGAAGCGGAGAGCGGCCAGCTGGCCGCGCGACTGCGGGAGACCGAGGACGCGCTGATCAACGTTGGCAAGGACCGCGACGTCCTGGAGCGGTACGTCCGCGACCTCGAGAGCCAGCTCGCCGACGCCGAGCGCCGCCTCGACGTCCGCACCTGGGCCGAAGCCGCCGCGACGAAGACGCAGCCGATACCGGTCATCACCCGCGTACTGCCGCTGCACGAAGCCCCCTTCGCCACCACCAAGGAGACCGCATGACCGCCGCCGAGCGTGTCGCCGCCCTGCGCAAGGAGTACGCGCGGTTCGGCGAAGACGTCACGACCCTGACCGACACCGAGCTGCTGCTCCAGGAGCTGGAGCGCACACAGAAGGAGTCCCGGCGCCACGAGAACGCCTACAGCAGCCTGCTGCAGGACCAGGTCAAGCACGACCGGGCCGTCTACACCGCCGCCCGGCGCGAGGCGACCGAGCAGCAGATCGCCCGTGGTGGCCTCTACCTGGGCGCCATCGTCCGCCGGGCCGCCACCCCCATCACCGGGCTGATCTACCGCATCTCGCAGCTGCCCGACAGGCCCGGTTCCAAGGTGATCGAAGAGCTGCGCTCCGCCGCACGCACCGCCCAGTGGTCGCTCGACGGCGTTGTCACCGACAAGGTGCTCGACGAGGTCGCCGAACGCGACCCTGAGGTGAAGTTGACCGAAGCGCAGGGCGCCGAGATCAAGCGGCTGCGCGACGTAATCGCCGAGCAGGGGCAGCGACTGCACCGCGACTACGCCGACCTGGGCTCCACACTCGGGCGCTGCGAGTGCCCCGGCTGCGAGCTGATCCGGGCCATGGACGACGTGCCGGTCGAGCCCACGGTCGAAGCGGTGAGGGCGGCATGACCGTCCGCCCGCCGATAGTCGGCGCCGAGAAGTGGACCGCCGTGATGAAGAACGCCGGCCACCGCTGTGAGTGCCGAGGCGCCTGCGGCAAGAAGCACGCGGCCAACGGCCAGCGCACGCAGGGCCGATGCGACCTGGAGAACGGCAAGCACATCAGCAAGAAGGGCGAGGTCGTCCTGATCGCGATGCCGCGGGATCCGGTCAACGAGGGCTGCTTCGCGACCGCGGCCTCACTGCCGGCTCGGCGCCTCGCGGCGATGTGCCCGCCCTGCTACGACGCGGTGCTCGCCAAGATCCGCAAGGCGGTGAAGGCGTTGCCGCCCCAGGAGGACGACCTCTTTGCCGTCGACGAGTTCCGCGTCAGCCCGGCCAGCAAGAAGCAGGCCGACGTCGGAGCCGCATAGACCGCGCCGCCCCGCCGGATGACACCGGTCGGCGGGCGCGGCGCCCAAGACCACCCAGCCGGCGGCACGTCGAGCCCCCCACTCCGAGCCGCCACCCCAGGGCCCCGCCGAGAGCGGCACCCCCTCCGCAACCGGCGGGGCCCTCCAATCCGTGCACCCGAAAGCAGGACTGATGAGCCTCACAGACACCACCAGCCACCCCTATCCAGCACCCGAGGGGATCCTGATCGGGCACCTCACCCCGGGCACCGCCGCCTGGGAGGAGGCCCGCACCGGGCTCACCATCACGGCCACCGAGATCGCCGCCGTCGTCGGCCTCAGCCCCTGGCAGTCCCGCTTCTCCCTCTGGCACAAGAAGGCCGGCCTGCCCACCCCGCCGTTCGAGATGGCCCCGGCGATCGAGTGGGGCAACCGGCTCGAGGATGCGGTCGCCCAGAAGTGGGAGGACGAACACCCCGGCTTCCTCGCCGGCCCGGCCGGTACGTGGCGTCACCGGGAGCGGGACTGGCAGCGGGCCACCCCGGACCGGCTCATCTACCCCCAGTGCGCAGGCGAGTTCGAGATCGCCGACAAGGCCGACGGCCTGCTGGAGGTGAAGACCAGCCCCTTCGGCGACGACTGGGGCCCATCCGGCAGCGACATCTTCCCCATCCACTACCGCTGCCAGGTCATGTGGCAGATGGACGTCCTCGGCCTGCACCGCACCCACGTCGCCGTCCTCATCTCCGGTCACGACTACCGCGAATACACCGTCGACTACGACCCGGACGAGGCCCGCATCCTCCGCGACGCAGCCGAGCGCTTCCTCGACGACGTCCGCAACGGCATCCGCCCCGACATCGACGGCGACACCGCCACCTACCAGACCATCCGCGTCCAGGCCGACGGGCTCGAAGACCGCGACGTCGAGATCCCCGCCGAACTCACCGCCCGCTGGGACGGCGCCTACACGCAGCTGGCCAAGGCATCCGCAGACCTCACCCAGGTCCGCGGTGAAGTCCTCGACCTCATCGGCAACGGCAAGCGAGCCGTCTGCGACGGACGCCGCATCGCCTACCGCACCGTCCGCGACGGCGCGACCCACTCCCTCCACCCGTACACCAGCAAGGACGCAGCATGAGCCAGATCGGCAACGCCATCGAGAAGCGCGACCAGGGCCCGGCCGCGGTCGTCGAGCAGTACCGCGAATCTCTCGCCCTCGTGATGCCCAGCCACCTCCAGCAGCGCGTCGGCGCCTGGATCCGCAACACCCAGGGACTCCTCCGCCGCGATCCCAAGCTGATGGAGGCTGCACAGAACGACGTCGGCCAGTTCATCGCCGTCCTCATGGACGCCGGCCGTCTCGGCCTGGAGCCCGGCACCGAGCAGTACTACCTCGTCCCGCGCTGGAACAAGAAGAAGCGCTGCACCGAGGTCACCGGGGTCCGCGGCTACCAGGGCGAGATCGAGCTGATGTACCGGGCCGGCGCCGTGTCCTCCGTGATCGTCGAGGCGGTCTACAGCAACGACCAGTTCCAGTTCCGCCCCGGCCGCGACGAGCGGCCCGTCCACGACATCGACTGGGACGCCGAAGACCGCGGTGAACTCCGCCTCGTCTACGCCTACGCCGTCATGAAGGACGGCGCCACCAGCAAGGTCGTCATCCTCAACAAGGGCCACATCGCCAAGGCGCGCGCCAAGTCCGACAGCGCGAACGGCAAGAACGCCGACTACTCGCCGTGGAACACCGACGAGGAAGCGATGTGGATGAAGACCGCAGCGCACCGCCTCACCAAGTGGGTGCCGACCTCCGCCGAGTACATGCGCGAGCAACTCCGCGCCCAGGCCGTCGTCGACAGCGAGCAGCGGCCCGAGCCCCTGCCGGTCAGCGTGCCCACCCCGGCGCCCGGAACGGTCGACAACGACTACGACGACGAGCCCGTCGAGGGCGAACTCGTCGACTGACCACACGCCTTCGGGGCACCGCCCGCCGCAATCAGGCGGTGCCCCACTCCCACCAGGAGAGCACAGATGAGCCACATCCAGCCCGCCTTCGACGGTATCGAGATGGTCGCGCAGGCGCCCGCCAAGACCCGCCGCGTGATGGACGACTACGAGGCCTGGGTCGACGAAGTCACCCCGGCCTACATCGAAGCCGCCAACACTGGCCAGCCGTTCACCATCGACGAGATCGCCCGCAAGAAGCAGCTGCCCGACCCGCCCAACCCGAAGAGCCAGTGGGGGAGCCTGCCGGCCCGGCTGCAGAACGACGGCATCATCCGCCACCACGGCTACGGCGGCAGCGAGCGCGCCCACCTCAGCCTCGTCCACGTCTGGATAGGCGTTCCGGCCGCCCACCGGGAGGCCGTCGCCAGCAGGCGCCGCGAAGACCGTGCGGCCCGGCGCGAGCAGAGGCGGGCCGCCTGATGCTCGACCACCTTCAGCAGCTCCCCGTCGGCGCGATCGTCCCGCTGATCTTCGCCGCCGCCCTGATCGGTGCCGTCCTCGGCCTCCTCTGCAGCGGGAGGCAGCGATGAGCTGGCTCCTCGCCGCTGTCGTGCTCGGCCTCATCGTCTTCTGGCCCGCCACCTGCGAACTCGCTCGCCTCGCCCACCGGGTCCGCACCCGCCGTATCGAAAACCTCGCCAACCAGACCGCCACCTGCACCCCGGCCCGGAAGGAGACGCCATGACCGCCGACCACACCCCGTCCCGAGGCTGCTACCAGCGCGGCTGCCGCCTCCCGGAATGCGTCCGCGAAAGCTACCGCTACGAGAAGCACCTCGCACTGGACCTCGCCCGCGGACGACGCCGGCAGATCAACGCCACCCAGACCCGGGCCCACGCCGAGCGTCTCGTCGCAGCCAATTGGACCCACGGTCAGATCGCCGAGGCCGCGCATGTTGCCCGATCCGTGATCGGCTCGCTCCTCGACGGGCGGCCCAAGGTGCGCAGCAGCACAGCCCTCGCAGTGCTGTCCATCCCGATCGGGCCGCCGCCCGTCCCGGTTGTTGGGGTCGACGCAACCGGCAGCATGCGCCGCATCCAGGCCCTCATGACCATCGGCCACAACTGCCAGACCATCGCCCGTCATACGGCCGTCAGCGACGACAAGATCACCCGTATCGCCGCCGGATGGTTCACCACCGTCAGTCCTCAGACGGCATCTGCCATCGCCCGTGCCTTCCGCGCTCTCGTCGCTGCACCCGGCACCAGCTCCAGGGCTCGCGGCCACGCCCGCAGGAACAACTGGCACGGCCCGCTCGCCTGGGACGACATCGACGACCCGAACGCCGTCCCGGACTGGACCGGGCACTGCGGAACCGACCGCGGCTGGTGGCTGCACCGCCTGGAGAAGATCCCCGTCTGCCCGCCATGCCAGGCCGCCCACGAACAGTGGAAGACGGAGCACGCGCACCTCACGCAACAGGAGCGTTGGGCCGAACTCGGCCTGGCCCGTGCCCAGGCCCGCACACGGGAAGCCGACCTCGCGACCGACGGGCGCGAGTTGATGCGGCTCGGCCTCGACTACGAGCAGACCGCCGAACGCCTCGGCGTCACCCGCAACCACCTCCAGCAAGCCATGCTCCGCCACCCCGAGGCGATGGCCGCATGACGCTCCGCATCGGCTCCGTGTGCACCGGCTACGGCGGCCTCGACATGGCCGTCCGGCAGGTGTTCGGCGGTGAGCTCGCCTGGGTGTCGGACATCGACCCGGGCGCCTGCCAGATCATCGCCCACCGCATGCCCGGCATCCCCAACATCGGCGACCTGACGACCACCCGCTGGGAGGACGTCGAGCCCGTCGACATCTACATCGGCGGCTACCCCTGCCAGCCCTTCTCTTCTGCCGGCCTCCGGAAAGGAACCGAAGATGAACGGCACATCTGGCCGTACATCGCGAACGCCCTTCGCGTTCTACGACCCCGAGTCGCGATCTTTGAGAACGTCGCAGGGCACCTTCGGCTGGGATTCGACACCGTCCTCGCCGACCTTGCCCGCCTCGGGTTCGATGCGGAGTGGTGCCTTGTACGCGCGTCGGAGGTCGGCGCTCCCCACCCCCCGCAGCGGCTCTTCATCTACGCCACTGCTCAAGACGCCGACCGCGAACCTCGGTTCGAACGGCGGCTCGCAGCACCCGGACAAACGGAAGGCCGGCGGGCACGGGCCGACCTTGGCGGACGAGGTGGAGCATCTGCTGCCGACGCCGACGGTCGCGGACTCACGGGGGACGCGGAACGCGACCGCGGGCCGGAAGACGGACAACCCGAACGTGCATCTGGGGTGGACGCTGACCGACGTGGCGTACAGCGGGCAGCTGCTGCCGACTCCGACAGCCTCGGATGGGGACCAGCAGAGCGCGACCTACGGCAGGGGCAACCCGACGCTCACTGGGGCCGTTTCCTGCCCGCCGTCCGCCGTTGGGAGCGGGCCAGCGGACGACGAGCTCCCCGGGCAACTGACGATCGCAATCGGCTGAGCCCGCTCTTCGTCGAATGGCTCATGGGGCTTCCCGCGGGCCACGTCACTGACGTCCCCGGGCTGACCCGCACCGAACAGCTCAAGGCCCTCGGGAACGGCGTCGTGCCGCAGCAGGCCGCCGCAGCGATACGGCTCCTCGCCGACCGCGCCGAGCCCGAGACGGCTCTCGCCGCGTGACCGCCGTGCCGTGCCGGCCGCGCAACCGGCCCTGACAGCCGCACACCGCCCATCCCAACCACCCGTAGCTTTCGAAAGAAGACCATTCCATGGCACGGATCCGCTCGATCAAGCCGGAGTTCTTCACCTCCCTGACGATCGCCGAGCAGCCGCTGTCCGCGCGCCTCACCTTCATCGGCCTGTGGACCTACGTCGACGACAACGGCGTCGGCCAGGCGGACCCGCGTCTCATCCGGGCCGCCATCTGGCCCCTCGAAGAGACTCCGGACATCCTCCAGAGGACTCGCGAGGATCTCCAGAGCCTTCACGCGGCCCGCCTCATCTCCCTGTACGAGGCCTCCGGACGCCCTCTTGTGTTCGTCAACAGCTGGGACGAGCACCAGAAGGTAAGCCACCCGCGAAAGCCACGCTTCCCGCTCCCCTGGGAGGTGCCGCAAGTCTCTGACCAGGACCCTTCCAGCACTCCAGAGGATTACCGGAGTGCTCCGGAGGCTCGCCGGAGCCCTCCGGAGGATGACGCCCCTGAGCAGGGAGCAGGGAGCAGGGAGCAGGGAAAAGGAATAGAGGGAAATCCGGAGCCTCCGGCATCCGACGAATCCTCACCCCGCCCCGACGTCGAACGCGTCTGCCAGCACCTGGCCGCCGTCATCGAGAAGGGCGGCGGCAAGAAGCCCCGCATCACCAAGACGTGGCGCAACGACGTCCGGCTGCTGCTCGACGTCGACAACGTGACCGTCGACCAGGCCATCGCCGCCATCGACTGGGCCCACGACGACGACTTCTGGAACGCGCACATCCTCAGCCCCGGAAAGCTCCGCGCCAAGTACGAGACCCTCCGCCGCCAAGCCGTGGCCCAGCAGCGCAAGAACCGCCCGGCCGGCCCGTCCACCGCACCTCGCGAGATCCCCGAGGAGGAGATCCCCGATGCACTCAAGTTCTGACCCGACCGCTCGGCAGTCCTGGATTGCCGAGCGCCGCGACGCTGCCGTCGCGACCTTCACCGCCAAGATTCCCGGCATCTACCAGGCGCCCATTGAGCTGGAGCCGGAGGTCGCCAAGTGGGCTGCCGGCCAGGCCGACTGCCCCAGCCTGTTCCTGACCGGGCCCATCGGCGTCGGCAAGACCCACTCCGCCTGGCAGGCCACCCGCCAGTGGGTGCACGCCCGGTTCGGCGCCGACTACCGCGGCACCCCCGTCGTCGAGATCTTCCGGTCCACGGCGCTGTTCGATGCGCTGCGCCCGGACGCCCATGAGAACTCCGGCCGCGCCCTGGTCAGGCATCTCCAGAGGGTCGACCTGCTGTTCATCGACGACTTGGCCGCCGCCCGGTCGTCGGCGTGGACGCAGGAGCGCCTGTACGAGATCTTCGACGAGCGGTACATCAACCGCCGCCCGGTGATCATCACTTGCGACGTTCTGCCGCAGGCTCTCGCCGAAGTTGTCGGCGACCGCGTCCGCTCCCGCCTCGCCGAGATGTGCCGTGGCGGAGTCGTCCTCCTGCAGGGTGCCGACCGTCGTCGGGGAGCCGCCGCATGAGCAGCGAACTGTGGGACGCCCCCCTCGACGAGCCGCAGGCGCTGGCGGACCGGCCCGCCGAACTCGACTCCGAGCGGGTCATTGTCGCCAACGTCATGGACCGGCCCGAGCTGATCGACGACATCGCCGCCGAGTTCGACCCCGCCGACATCACCACCGATTGGCTGCGCTGGGTGTGGCACGCCGTCGACGAGATCCGCCAGACCCTCACAGCCGGCGACATCCGCTGGCAGTCCATCCACCGGCAGCTCGCCGCTTGGAAGGCCTCCGGATACCTGCCCATCCCGTGCCCGAGCGAGGCGCAGCTCGCCGAGCTGTACCGCTGCGCCACCCCCGGCACCACCCAATGGCACGCGGACAAGGTCACCAAGGCGGCCGAGGCCAGCCGACTCATCGCCCACGGTCACAGCTGCATCGCCCGTGGCCGGTCCGCCGCCTTCGACCCCGACGAGGACATCGCCGCCGCCCAGACCGAGCTCGACGGCGTCGTCCGCGGTGGCGAGCAGACCGAACTGTCCACGATCGGGGACCTGCTCGGCGACTCCCTCGCCCGCGCTATCAAGCCGCCCACCGCCGAGGACCGGATCCCGACCGGATTCATCGACCTCGACGCACTGCTGTGCGGCGGGTGGTCGCCCGGTCAGCTCGTCGTCGTCGGTGCCCGGCCGGCCATGGGTAAGACCACGATCGGGCAGGACTTCGCGCGGACCGCGGCGATCCAGAACGGCATCCCCACGCTCTTCGAGTCTCTGGAGATGGTTAAGCCCGAGCTGTCGGACCGGATCCTGTCCGCCGAAGCGCGGATCGCCCACCACCACCTGAAGGCAGGAATCGCCACCGACGAGGACATGGCCCGGGCCGCCCGCCGGGCACCGGACATCGCCGCGGCCCCGCTGTACATCAGCGACGTGTCGAACCTGTCGATGCCTGTGCTGCGCGGGCGGGTTCGCCACCTCGTGCGCACGGCAGGGCTCCGGCTGGTGGTCGTCGACTACCTGCAGCTGATGCAGGCGCCGAAGGCGGAGAACCGGCAGCAGGCCGTTGCCGAGCTGTCCCGCAGCTTCAAGCTGCTGGCCAAGGAGTTCGGCATCACTGTCGTGATCCTCTGCCAGCTCAATCGCGGGCCCGAGCAGCGCACCGAGAAGAAGCCGCTGGTCTCCGACCTCCGTGAGTCGGGTGCGATCGAGAA